ATCTATAAACATAAAACGTGATTTAAACTGACGACCTTTTTGATCATTATCTGACATATTTAATTGAGTAGGACTAGGATCATAAATATTAATTAATTCAATATGTTCTTCATTTGTTTTCTTCTGATTAAAATCTCTCCAATGCAAAATATCTTGATACACGTAATTTGACCAATAATCTTCTGTTCCTTTTACATATTTAGTTAATGCTCTACCGTATTTTAATGATAAAGGCTCTACACACCATTCCATAAAAGTTGTTTTTCCTATTCCTGATAATTCACTTCCTATATATATAGTTGTGGGTTGTTGTTTACCACATTTAGAGTTAAATAGACTAGTGTAATCATTTCTAATCGTCATCATTCTCTCCTTCAATTTATCTAAAACTAACCTAAAAGATGCAAGATTTTGATCTGACTTAATCATATCAAAGAGTAATTTTTCCAAATCTTTAAAACGCTTTTGAAAATTATCAAAATAAAATGGATCATTAATAATGCTAAAATTTAATTCTTTTTGTTCATCTAAATCGTCTATATCCTTTTTAAGTTTTTCTAAACGTGCAACTAATTCTGTTCTTAAACTTGTTTTCTCATCTAAATATGTAAAACCTAAAAATTTTCCTAATGAAGATGCAATAAAAGCCCACGTATCCTTAAGGGATGATAATAAAATTTTCCAATCTCTACATTCCATGGCCATTGTGTGAACCATTGCTGACATTCCAGATGTTAAATTCATACTATTGATTTTAGATCCACATCCTATTAAAGCTATTGATGCTACTGTTGATACAAGCAATGCTACTACTGGGCCACCTGCTTTAATTACATCTTCCTTAATTCCAAATTGGCGTGCAAACTCTAGTGCTTTAGCTAAAAATCCTTCTTCATCAATTTTAAAAGTCTCTTCTTGCATTTCAGGAAATTGATCTACATTTTGATTATCTGTACCGGGCAAATTTGAGATTCGGTCCATGCCTGGGATTTGTGATATTAATTCTGGTACATCGCGTATACTCTTAAGTAAAGAGCATATGCAATCAATACAGGTAATCAATTTGTTTGTATCAAGATTCCAATATAAATTATGTGTTTCTAATAATCTTAAAACTTCTGCTAAAGCATCATAAACTGTATCTGACGTATAAATCTTATATAAACTAGTTATAGTATTTATTGGTTTTAATTTTTCCATTACTTCTTGATATGAAAATATGTTTGGAATTGATGTTACAAAGTTTTTTGCATCTTCTATTTTAGTTTGTTCTACCATATTCTTAAATTTAAAGTTATTTCTTTCAATATATTGGTTATAAGTTTCTAAAGTAACTCTGGCTCCATCTTGTTCTCGCATATAATTATAGTACTTAATACGGTATTCATTATATTCGTCCTTAGTTGCTAATCTATTTTTGGGTAATCTTGGCATAGGCTTAATTTGTTCAGGTTTTCCGTCTTTTCTAAATAAACATTCTGTCTTTTTAAATTCTTCTTCATCTTCTGAATCAGATACTTCTTGTCGTCTTCGTCTATTTTGCCTTCTTCCTTGTTCTCTCATGTTATTATATTTTGTAGTTGAAGGCAGGTGCTGATTTCGTCTTACATATCTCTCATAAGGTTCAATCTGTACAGTACAATCTAAACCAGCGCGTTCTGAGACTTGTTTACAATAATTATCATATTCTTTTCTAGAAACTATTCTATTTTTAGGTAAACTAGGATATATTAATTCTTTGTCTACATCTTCTTCTTGCTTTACTCTATTCATTTGTTCTTCCATATCACTAAATTTCAATATATTTGTAGGTTTAATAATATCTATATATTCATAATGTCTAGCTACTAAGGATTTACCGTAACAATTATAACAATTAAAATCTTCATGATAATTAAAAGGAATATAATCAACTAACTGTCCATTGTACAACATAACATATTCATTTTTATAGTCACTTAACTCATAAGTACATCCACAATAAGGACAGTGACGCAATAAGAAATCTATAGGTGTTAAATATTGGTTAATTATAGAATCTCTAAAAATACCTAAAGGGTGATTTCTAGGAACTTTATTTAATAAATCTGCATATTTATTTCCTAAATTTAAAGTTAATTGATATTTATTTTCAAATGAATAAAAGATATCGCTAAGGTCTATTGGTAAAATATTATGTATTGAAATATTTTGTAGATTACGTTCTAAAATATTAAATTCCTTACAATCTCCAAAGTCGTTAATTAAGTAAAAATATTTATTAAGATAAGTATTGTTATATGAGTCTATGTTACCATTTAATGCATGAATTAACTTATTACGCTGTTTAGCCATTTCTTCCAATACTGTTGATGCTTGAAGAGCAAACAACATTTCATCTTCCAAACTCTCATAGAAAGCGTTTGGATTAAAAAGGTCCGTATCCGTAGTCCGTTGTATTAAAAATAACTTTTGCCTCTCAATAACGTCTTCAACAACATAAGTTTGTCCAATGTTGAGCTCTGCAAGTTCATAAACCATCTTCCATCCTTCCTCTTCATTAAAAGTTACTTTAAGTGCTGGGGTCTTCTTTAATTGGGTGATTTTATTCTTCTTCTCAACTCCATTCTTCGTCAATTTCTTTTTATATAAGCCACAAAATGGGGCTCCGACGAAATGGTAATGATAAAAATCATCACCTACTGCAGTCATATGACCAGCAGCTAAGATGTTAAGTTGTTGTTCAAATGTCAATGACATATTGTTGATGTTGGTATGCTTACCCGCAATGATAAACTTCAATTTATTTGATATTTCTCAGTTGAATAATCACAATATTATTCTTCAATTTATTTTCAATGTACAACCACAATGTTATACTTCAATTAGTTGAATAATCGCAATATTATTCTTCAATATCTGGTTGTATAACCACAATGTTATACTTCAATGAGGGTGAATAAGCGCTATCTTATTCTTCAATTTTAAATGATTCGGATCAAGCCGCTGTTGATCCTCCAAAAGAATGCCTGGTGTTAACGTCCA